ATTAATCCCCCCACCACTGTGTTGTAATGTGAATTTATTCGCATTTCACCACTAGCATCGCATTTATGCGATGGTTTTTCTAGTCACGAAAGTGCCACTCTATTCCGAGTGTTTGCGGTTTTAGACCGCTTTTGGGCCCCACCAGGCCCAACTTCGTTTCGGGTTATCGTTAAACCCGTTTTTGGCTTCTTGTACGCAAGGAGCCACCCCCCTATATTTGCAGGTATTTTATAAACCTGGTCCTTGTGCATTTTGCCTTGGCAAGCAGGAGCTGCTTATTTTAAAGCTCCATCGCGATCCTAGTGATCGCCACACCGTATGTTTACGGTTGTATCTCCCTTGATCCATGAATATGGATCATGCAATGATTGTCCGGAGAGTAAGAACAATCAAGTAGTCATTATACACTAGTATCCATTTGGCTTATGGCCGCTAGCTTGACTACTTTTGAACACCTCGTGTGTTCATATCATTTTTCCGTTTAGCCAACGGAATTCGACGGGTTTAGTGGTGCTGCACCCCGTAGAATTAAAAACTTAAAGTACCGCTTGCAATTCAGTTAAGAGTAGTAATAAGAGTTCCTTGAAGAGGAATGTCTGTAAGAAGAAGGGCAAGAGAGCCCAAGATATTGTAGTAACGAGCTTAGATTGTGAAGCCAAAAGAAAGGCATCGCAGTCTGAGGACGAGAAGAAGACTCCTCCCAAGAGGATTTTCAAGAAGAAAGAAAAGAAAGAACTTAAGGTTTCTAAGAAGAAGTCTTATCATGAAGGCCGTTGGGCCGCCAGTGATAATAAGAATTTAGAACTATTTCATGGCATTGATGCGCTTGAAGTTATCAAAGTCAAAAAGATAGTTGAAGAGAAGAAGGAAGAACCAGATTCTCTGTTCAGATGTTTTCGTACTGAAAAATCTGAAAATACAAGAAACAGATTGCTTAATGCTGGAGTTAGCCTGGAAATTACCAAGACAGGTGTACTTCGAACTGATGATGAGATCATCGGCATTATGCGAGCAAAGGAAGCTTTTGCTAAGAAACAAAAGCAGAAGAAGCGTCAAGGTTTCAAAGTTGCAAAGAAACAAAGAACCTTGGAACGCAAAGGGATTGTCATCGCAGATAAGCCCGTTGCAACTTCAACTGCTAAGTGGAAAGCTGAACAAAAAGCTTTAGCCCTTAAGCAACAAAAAGAGAAATCTGTGCCTTTATATACTAAGGCACAGAAGAAAGAGTTTAGGGCTATGAAAGATCGACAGAAACTCCTTAAACGTAAGAAGAAGGACGATAGGCGTCAGACCAATCATGGTGGCGTTATACGCACCGAAGCTGGTATTTTTCCAGTAGAGGATTTTAGCGCCATCAATGCATTTAGGTCTTCGATCATGCATTCAGATATTGCACAACATTTCAATAACAAAGAGACAAAAGATACAGCTTTGATATTGCTATATTTGCATCAGATGTATGAATCACCAAGCTTTAGGCTTGACTGCTCTGTCTCGGCATCTTTTGCCTTGGCATATGCAGGTTTCGACTTCACACACTTCGCAGCGTTCTCGTCTTTAAGCATTTTTAAATGTTTACGCGGGCGCCGCAGAGTTAAGACAGAGTCTTTTTCAGACGCCGTCGACTTCTTTTCACGCAGTTTTGAGGTACTGCTTGAATCAGAATTTTTTGTTGCCATCCGCACTGTGGTTCTCATAGCTGTTGGATGGAAGTTGTTTGATAGAGATTTCTCGCATTTCATTTTCAGGAATTTCGGCGTATTTGGCAAGCGTCTCACTAACATTGAGGCTGTTTCAGCTATTTTTGCGTCGATTCAAGTGTTTATCAAAATTGGCGAAGGGTTGCTTAACGGCTTGCCTTTGTCTTCACTTTTGCTTGATGCTAATCCAGTTCGATCTGCGTTAGATTCCTGTGACGATCTTTTGGCAAGAAGTAATCTATTGTATTATGGATTGCCAAAGGAGGATCACATGTGCGCCAAGGCGTATGTTAAGGAAGCTAATGAAGTATTAGGAGTTCTTAATCATGCTCTGAAAAATAAACAACCATTTTCTTGCGGTTTTCAAAACTTGAGAGATAAGACATACAAGCTTATCGAGTGTAGAAAGGCCGTGATGGGTTCCCTGACTAGAGGATTGAGGATACCACCTATTGGTGTCATCATCCATGGTCCGCCCGGCATTGGAAAGTCAACCATTGTGAATATGGTTTATCAAATTTTCTCGCATGTTAAAGGACGCGTGTACGATCCGTGTCACGTGTTTGAGCGGGTTGTCATCTCCCCTTATTGGGATGGTTACGACCCGGTTGGAACTCCTATTATCCATCTTTCGGAAGTTGGAAGCACTGCGGCGAATATAGTTCGCACCAGAGGTGATCCAGCTGTTCAAGAGTTAACATCCTTAGTGGACACCCTACCTTTTGTTTGCAACATGTCTAGTGTTGAGGACAAAGGCAGGGTTAGTTGCTTGGCAGAATTGGTTGTCGTAGACACCAACAACCCAAATCTCAACCTAGAGTATATAGTTACAAATCCTAGTGCTTATGCAAGGAGGTTCATATATATTGAACCAACAGTAAAGCAAAAGTACGTTAAGAAAGGAACTTCTGCTCTGGACCCCAAAATTGAGGGCGAATTCTATGATAAATGGACTTTTAAGGTTAGCACGAAAGTGCCAATTAACCTTAAACATTCCAAGACTGAAATCGTGCTTGATAATGGGGATGTTAAAGAATTTGAGAGAACTCTTTCCCAGATGTTTGAAGACACTATCGAAACGAATGATAACGTCCGCAAACAAGCATCGAGGAGTCTTTATGATTCCCCAATGGTGCAAGCTGGAGAGTTCCTTTCAGGTTTATTTAATTCTGAAGGTGGAGTTATTGGTAGTTATGTGAAAGGCGTAGGGCGAAGGCTCTGTGAAACCGCCTATTCTTCATGTATTTTAGCAGTTTCCACCTGCAACTCATTTATGCTCAACTTTTTGTTAACGTTGTACGCCCTCCCGCATCCAGCGAGGGGGGCAGCATGTTTAAAGATTGTTCTTCTCCTTTACTATCTAGGATTGTTGACGCCGTTTTTGATAATTACTGTGGACTTAGCGTGAACTGTGGTTATCTTCGCCTTCACTGTCAAACAGATAGAGCGAAGGATTAGACACGAGAAGAATGTGTTTTACACTCGCCTGCGGCGTGTGAAAGATAACATTTATGGTTCCTTCATTTACCTTTTCGGAGGTGAAGCTGGGCCAATGGTTACCTTTTGCAGTTACGCTTTACCTACATTGGCGATCGCTATGGCTTTCGTCACATACATGTTTAGGAAAACACGTGACACTGAGGCATCTGAGTATTTACCCTCTGGTCCTGTCTATGATGAGATCAGGGTGGTTGAGGAC